GATTAACACAAATTGGATAGAGTGTGTCACGGTCTGCTTTAGTAGCTTCCCAAGACAATTTAACAATGTTTTTAATTCCACCACGATTCAACCCAGCAGGTGACCACCAAGCATCATTCGTGAAATCAGTTCTTGCACACAATCCAGCTATGTCACCGTTCATTGGAACATAACGGAAAACATCATTGTATCTGTCGTACTGATATTTCCATGCGGCATCCATAACTGCATATGAAGAAGCACTACGAGTATCTAATTCTGTTGAAATATTAGTTGTCTGAGCTGTTCCAGCAGTTACTACTGAAGCCTTTACAGGTGATACAAAGGCAACGCAATCTTTTCGTACAGATGTAATATTATCAATAATATAATTTCCTGTAGATATTGTACCAGGTCCTGCCATTACAAGAGAAACATCTACAACTTCTGGAACAATATAAAATGCATAAGCTGCTTGTAATTCAGCATCAGAAAGAACATTGTCATCAACACCAAGTGTTAATGAACCACCTGGCATTTGTAATGCTTGACTAGCACCATTTATTCTATCAAATGTCTTATTTGCTTTTGGTGTATTAGGAGCAGCTAGAGCTCCACCACTATCTGTCGTACTTCCAACTAATTCAGTTGGATCACCCAACCAAATATATTTTGATTCATTTTGAAGTACAGTTCCAATATAGTTAGAAGAACCATCAATTCTTTTAGCATCAGATGCTTTACTTACGAAAGCATGTTTCTCTAATACTTCACCGGGTGTTCCTGTCCACAAACCACCTTCATCAATAACTAGAACGTGCATTTCGTCATATAGACCACCAGCATTACTAACATCGGTAGATGTTCCGGGAGCTCTATCAAAATTGTTTATGAATGCTGCTTGATCGACTGTTCTTGAGCTTGCCGGTGAGATAGCTGCAAATGTTGCCCAACCAACACCATCAATAACTATAGCTTTTAAACTATTTCCTAATGCACCGGGATATTTTGCAATAAACAAGTTATCACTAGAACCGAATGGTTTTTGATTTTCCCAATCCTCAGAATTGTTTACATTTGCTGCTGTACCAGCATCAGTATCACCAACTACTGCGTTCTTTGCAGATGCTCCAACATTTCTAACAACCAAAAGATTATTAGAATATGCAAGATAATTAGCAGCTGTAAGAAACCATTCTGCTGTGTCATCATTTGGTTTACCAAATACTTTTACTAAATCGTTTTCTGTAGTGATAGATGTTCTCTCTAATACAGGACCCCATTGAAAACCACCAGCGATAGCACCGATAGATGTGGCAACATTAGGGACTACTGTAGTAAGATCAATCTCACTAACATTAATTCCTGGACTTACTTGAAATGGCATAACATTTCTCCTTTACAATAAATTACATTTTTTATATTGATATAGTTTTCATCATACTCATAATTTGGTTATTCTACATTTGTCCAAATTGTTCCTTCAGAATCTATTTCGTATTCTTGTTGATTCAATCCATTATCAATAATTCCAAACGGTGTAGTTAAATCATCAAGTTCATTTAATTGGTTTTTATAAAGATTATCTCTAATATTTTGATTTGATAATTCTTTAAAATATTGTTGGTCTACTAACCAAGCAAATAAAACCAACGTCATCACTAAATCATCATTTGCTCCTTCTTCTGCAGAAAAAGAATCTGCACTAGAAACAAATGTTGTTAATTCTGAAATGATATCATAGTCTGGTATTAAGAGTTTATCATCTTCTATTAAGGCTTTTAAATTGGAACAACCTATCTTTTTCATAGATTTTGTTGTTCGTACGCCAAATTGTGAATCTCTTTTACCACCTACAAATCCACTTAGTTGTTGCCCATGTCTTCCATACCACGCTGTTGAAAACAGGTTTTCGTATTCCAAATCGTGATGGAGAACATCGGAAACTTGTGAACCGATATCATTTACTTCAATAAGAATATAAGCATCATTATACTTCTTACCTATAATATTTATAATATTAGGAAAGACCAGCGGTGCCACGAGATTGCTTCTATATTTTGCTACTATTTTATATGGCATTTCAGTAATATCAAAGACTGTAAAGGCAGAATAGTCTATTCCTTGTCCACGAGCTACATCAACTGTAATAACATATAAATGAGAAGATTCAACTTCTTTAAAAATATCTACATCACTTTTTCTATGTAATGGGTCATTATATGATAATTCTTGTAGTTTTTCGTATGATATCAGTGTATTTGAGGAACCTAAGAACTCTGCTTCATACTCTTGTCTAAAAGCATCTGTTCCAATTGTTGATTCAATCTTTTTCTTCCATTTTTGATCACGATCAGGAACATTACTCCAATGAACTTTAAATGGTGTAAAATCATTTTTTCCATTTTCAGCATCATTCCAATACTTGTAAAACATATTGAAACCATTTGGTGTAGAAACAATAATAACTTTTGTTTCTTTACCAGATGAAATAGTAGGATAAACAGAACGAATAAACTCATCAGCGATATGTCTTTGAACATGAGCAAACTCATCAAGTAAAATACAAGAAAAAGAAAAACCACGAATAGCACTTGAAGATGTGGAAGAAGCTATGATCTTACTTCCATTCTCAAGTTCCAATGAACCCTTATTCCATTCCTTGAGTCCTTGTTGAAGAAACTTAGGAAGATGTTGATATGCTATTTGTATACGACTAAGTAACTCTCTTGCTGTCGCTGCTTTATTAGCAAGTATACCAACTGTTTTAGATTGATTGAATAAAACATAATGTAACAACCAACCAAGTGTAGTAGTTGATTTACCAACCTGTCGGCCAGTTTTTACTATAACATTTCTATTATCAGTTATAGTATTGATTAAATCTTTTTGAAAGGGGTATAAAGAAAAGGGAATAAGACCTTCGTCAACATGAACAATTTTTGCATGATTTTCTAAAAAATATACAATATCATCACGACACCTTATATATTCTTCAATTTCTTTCTTGGTGTAATTATGTTGAACAGCTGCTTTTTTTAATAGAGTATTTCCTAAATATAGATCACTCATAATTTATTTCTTTTTATTCAACAATTCCTGTAATTCAGCGGTGCTCCCAATAAACAAGCTGTTGTTTACAGTTGATGGGTCTTTGACTTCTTTCTCAATTTCTTTTTTAGTTTTCTGTAAAACAAGAAGTTCTTTAGTTGTATTTGTTAAACCATTTATCAATTGTCCAAGTACTTCAAAAGACCTTGGACTTTCATCTGCTTTAGCAATAGATAAAAGTTCGTCTAATGCATTGTTACCTTTATCAATAAGAGTATGATATTGTTTCTGTGAAAATTCATATTCTGTTGTAAGGTCTTGGGTTTTTACTTCCACATCAGGAGATAATGGTTTTTCTTTTTTAACTAACTCCCCTGTGATGTCGAGGACTTTGTTTAATTTTTCTACTGTGGTTTGTTTCATATATCAGTAATTGTTTCAGTGAAACCATAATCATCATCAGCATCAGCTGTCAATGGGTCTGGTTTAATATCAATATTTCTATTTAACTTATCAAAACTAGCTCCAAGATTAACATCCACTTCTCTAATAATTCCACTGTCACTTTCTTTACCATATATATGACCCTTAATAGTAAAGGTCAAAGTATGTATCAAAGCTCGTCTTGTTAAAAAATCACCTTCATATGTGTCCTCGGTTGAGACACTATTTAATATAATAGGAATATCCCTTTTAATTCCCATAGTAGACAACTCATTCATAGTGACTTGAAACTCTGGTGTGAAATATGGAAGTATTTGTTCTAATATTTGTGCTCCATCATCACTATATTTTACCATGATACTTAAAGTAACATTAAAGTCATATGGAACAGGATTAAATACACTAGTTATTTCTGTAGTATTTTTTGCTTTTTTAAATTTCTTTGTAGTTTGTAATTTTCTTACAGGATCATAAGCAAAATCAGTAATCTCAAAAGACATTCTTGGTAGTGTTATAGAATATTTTGGATCATCTATACCAATTGATTGATTAAGTTTAGCTAAAAACTTTTCAGAAGGACCATAAGAGATAGGAACTTTAAATTCACTATCAACAGTACCATTAGCTCTTGTTCGTTTAATAGAAATATCATTAAAGATTGTTCCAAACAAAACTACTATATTACGGATATTTTTATTATAATGGTATTTTCCAAACATTATAGATTACCTTCACTGAATGGATCGCTTTCAGAGAAATCTAAAATAGCATCTCCATCAGTTTCAAATTGTTTATTAGATTCAAAAGGAATATTAGGAATAAACTTACTATCAGATGATGTTAGTGCCCATACTG